ATAACAATGTATGGAAGAAGAATTTAAAAAATTAAGCCTTGTAAATTGTTTGGATAAGGTTTTAAATATGCCTTACGGTTCAACAAACGTCGTTTATATGGACGACAAAGCAAGGGAAGAAACAGGGCTAATAATCGAAACAATAAATAACATTGCAGGCCTTCAAGTTATCGAAGAAAGGCCGTTTATTGACAATATTCCTACGGCAGACGGTTGGGAGTCTAAAGAGATTCCAGGCAAATACACTATCATTTATTCCGACAGGCATAATCCAATACCTTCAGTTACACAGGACGATTTAAGCGTATGGAATATAATACAGGAAGTTTCTTTTAGAAAAACAATTCAGCGAATTAAAATAAATAACGCCCTTCATAAGAAAGTAAGAAAAAAATGCTTAGAATCAGGTGTTAAGTTTAGTTTAGACTATGGTTTTGTAGTTATAGACGGCAGGGAAAAAAGCTTATCTGTATACAGGCAAATACAGAAAGCCCATAGTGAAGGAAAAAAAGAAATTTCTTTCAATCTTAAAGAAATAAACATGCCGACTGTGCGCACGTATGCTTCGCAGTTTGGATCCGCTATAGATGAAAAAATACGTTGCACTGTGGCCGATGGTTTTATAACCGTTATTTTTTACCGTGGGCCATTAGACGACTTTAAGGACGCAGTAATTAAAGCTACTGAATTTTTATCACAAGAAGATATTTTAAATATAGTGAAGTCTGTTTTTACCCCTGAAAATGATTTTCACAGACCGGAATTTACAGAAGTGCTTTCTGAAGAATTAAAGCGTCCTGAAGCGGCTGTGTTGCTTGTATGGGAAGAAATGGGCTTTGATTCAGAAAGCGAATATACAGCCTACCAGGATAAGAAAAAAGCTGATCTGGCAGACTGGGAACAAACAGCACAGCCGAAGACAGCGACTGGTAGCGATAACGAGCCTACAAACAGCACAGCCGAAGACAGCGACTTACCGCCTAATGTTGAAATTGTGGAAGGCCTGCCGCAATACGTTATGCAGATACCTGAAAAAACCGACGGTATAGAAGACGCAGATTTTTAAAATGATATAAATAAAAACCCGCTGTAACAGGCGGGTTTTTATTTTTTTTAAGGGAGAAACGCTATACATTTTCCAGTCTGAAAATAATATGCTCTTTGTCTAAAACCGAAGGTATGATCGTTTTTACCTTCATCGTTATTTATTATATTTTCATTTTGCCAAGCTATATAGCTTTCAATGTCGTTAACCTTCATTTCGCCAGATTCAGCTTTTGCTATGCAGATTTTACAATTTTCCCTGTACCAGTCCCGCGATTTCTTTATAGCTTCTGTAGTGAGTATTTCCCCGTTAAAATTGTTTTCCATTTTGGTTAAAAATTGATTATTTCTTCAATATTGTTTTGTATAAACTCAATCCTCATTCCGGCCCTGATTGCTAAATGTTCTATGCCTACTTTCAGAAGTTCTTTGTTTTTGCTTTCATAGGCATTTTTAAGACTTTCCTGTAGCATAGGACTGATTTTAAAACCGTCCTTAATTAGTTGTTTTTCCCATTCTTCCATTATACTGATTTTTATTGAATTAATAGTTCAGCAAATATGTACATTAAATTTAATGTAGCAAATTTAATACAATAAAAAAAATTATATAGTTTTATCTTTTAAGTATTTTATAAAATCATCAATATTTGTAATTTGATGTTCTTTTTTAATTATTTTGGTAAGCCTTAGCATTTTACTGTAAAAACAAAACCCTCTATTGTCTAAATTTTTCTTCCTGCTAACACATTGTAGATTGTATGAATCATTATTACTTTTATCTCTGTCTTTATGGTCAACTTCTAAATCTTCGCTATAGTCGCTTATAAACGCCTGTGCTACCAATCTATGTATACGACGAGGATATCTTTTCTTATTTTTAATTAGCCCTACTTTTTTATAACCTCTATCGTCTTCCTGTTTCATTATGGTATTTCTTTTATCACTTCTTACCCTTCCAAAACAAGAGACTGAATAATTTTCAAATCCTTTTATTTTAACCCAAACTTCATAATTATTTTTCATAACAAAAAAAGATACGGCTTTCGGGGTTGCGGTCCCTACTAACCATATCTTTAATGTGAATTTCTTATAATTGTAGCCGCAACTCTACAACAGCAAATATATGATTTTTTTTTGTTTTATAAGTAAAATTTAGGTATGTTATTAAAGTCCATTATGAATTCCGACTGGCCTTCAGTATATGTTTTGCCTACCTGAATAACGTCCCGGCTTATAGCTATAAGGTTACGTTCTTTTTCAGGTATTGGCATTAACACTGCCGGTTCGCCGGAATAAAACAAATAATCATACTGATTTGCTATGAACGTTCCTGCGATAATAAGGCGTTCAGGTAGCGGTTTCTTAGTCAGGCGCTGCCACCACGCAGCGTCCCAATTCGTAGGTGGCACACTTGAAATTAAGTCAGCATCCAGGTTTGATAATTGCCGGGCCGCGTATGCTAATTGCCCGAACTGGTAAAATTCAGGGTGTTCACGGTGATACTTTGGTGTGAACCCGTGCTTATCAATCTGATATTTAATTTCTTCAGTAAAACACTTAATTGCGGGGCCATTATGTTCTGGCCTTGTGGTTTCTGTTTTCATAATTCGTTAAAAGATTTATTAAAATTTGAATCGTCAGGATCAGCGCTGCAATACGCTTCCGGCGGCTTGTTGTCTATAAGATTTCGTTTAAGCTGCTCGTTATGGCCTTCAAAAATAGTAAGGATGGCTTTCATACTATTTAGCTATTAAAATTCCACCTATAAGCCCTACAGCGCCATATAGCCACGGTGAACGCCACCACGGAACGCCTTCTGATTTTATTTTCTGTATTTCTACAGCTGCCCGTTCCCGTTCGTCGTACATTTCATTCAAACGGTAATCGTATTCTTCTATTTTTTGGGATAGCGAAACTAAACTGTCGTTCTGCTGCTGTATAATAGTGTTTAGCGTGCCTGTGGCTTCCAGGCAGTCGCTGTATCGCTTCTTATATGCTTCACCCTGCTTCAGGCCATTGTATACGTTTTTAACCTGTGCAGGGGCTATTTTAAGGCTGTCCTGGGTAACTTGTGATATACTTACACATGGCATTGTAAGTAGTATCGCGAATAATAGGTTTTTCATGTGGTAATTTTTTAATAATTAAATCTGCTTTTTCGACTTGTTTTTTTGAATTTACAAGCGCTTCCGTTATGGTACTGTTTTTAACCCCTGTAGTTGAATCTATACTTTTTTGAATAGATTTTTTTTCTGATTCCTTAGTAACTGTGTTAGGCCGCGGTAAGGTTAAAAAGAAAATTACTATACCTAAAGAAATAGCGATTAAAACAACTAACCACGTAGGCGGACTGTATTTTTTTTCTTCCATGATATTAAAATTATGGCCCGGAATTAACCGGGCCTGATTAATTATTGTTGTTCAAGTAACACCCTGCATAATGCAGTTATCTGGTCTGATTTTTTAACGCCTTCCTGCGAAGGTGCTACTATTATATCATAAACGGCCTGGGCAGTATCTTTTGTACCTCTTATAAAATAGGCCCTGGCCTTTTGGTAATTTTTGTTTTCCAAAGCTTCTACATTCTCTAAGTCAAGTTTGTTAAGAATGTGGTTTTCTGGTGCAGGTGGATAGTAAGTCAGTTGGTAGGGGTATTTTACAGGTACGGCAGATTTAGGCTGCTGTACCGCATTATCTACCACAGGCGGGGCTATAGGCGCGGCAGGCGACTGTATGGGTGTATGTGCCGGCGTTGTAGCGTTGTATGTTTGGGCAGGCGTATGATTTGGCATAGGTGGCGCTGCCGGGGCAGGTGCGGCTACTACCGGTGCAGCGGGCGCGCCAGACGGCGTATATGGCTGACCTGTAAGTTCTGCAATGCGTTTTTTTGCAGCTTCCAGTTCTTCGTCTTTTTTACGCTGTTCTTCTGCGGCGGCGTCCAGACCAGCTTTTATACCGGCGGCCTGTGTTACCAATAATGAAAATTCTTCGTCTGAAGCACTTTCTATTTGCGAAGGCATAATGTACAACGTACCAATGTTGTAGGCTGTACCTGTAAAAACCATAGGTATAGCAAACAAAGAATCTGTTCTGGATTTTATTTTTTCCAGTTTAACCCTTTGTTCTTCGGCAATACGTAGCGCTTCTGCGTTTTCATATTCAGATATAGCCTGGGCCTGTTTGTCGTGCGCTTCACGCGTTATTTTTGAAGCGGATCCTATGACGTTTTTTATCATTGCCTTAAAAGTGTTAAGGAACTTTGAAGCGTCAGTTTCTATTTTTTCGGTAGAAGTAGAAGCCTTCAACAATGCGGCTTTAGCAGCTTTTGCTTTTTTAAGTGTGGCCGCGTTGGTTATTTCTACAAAAGGGTTTGCCTTTACAACTTCCAGTTGTTTGTCTTTAAGGCCTTGTAATTCCACTATACGGTCTTCCGACAAAGCGCCTATAGTGGCCAAAGAAACAGGATTTTTTTTAACAGGTTCTGTAGCTGAAGCTTCAGCCGGTGCAACTGGCACAACTGGCGCAGGCAAAGATTCCGCTACAGGCTGTGCAGGTTCTTTTTCTTCAGTAGGTTGGCCTGAACTTATTTTTTCAATATCTATCATTAAGCCGGTCCACTTCCTGTCGCTATAAGTCTGAATATCCAATATATCTACAGCAAAAAACGCTGATTTAGTGGTAAGGTTAAATGTTCTGTCACCATCAAATTTAAGGCCTGCCGCAATAAGTTCTGCCACCCTTGATTCAGTGCTTCCGCCTTGCTGCGGTGCAAGTACGGGGGGCGCTACGGCTTCAGGCGCTACGGGTGCAGCGGGCGTGCTGTCTGCCACAACACCTTCTATCCTTTCTATGGTGTTCTGCCAGTCTTCTTCGCTGTCATTTTCTACGCTGTTTCCGGTTATGGTAAATCCGTGGCCTGAAAAACAGTCTTCGCCGGGAACGTACTGAAGTCCCAGTGCTGTTAATTGGTTTTCTCTAATTTTTGATTCCATTTTACTATTTTTGAGATTAATAATTTTACTTGTTTCTGCTTCGCTTCTGGCTATGAATTCGGGAATAGTTTCTTTAGGTTCTTTAGATATGGTTCTTAAAAATCCCTTCAGGTCTTCAAACCCTGACTTCCTGCCAAACCTGCTTAAATGCGTGTGAAGCTTAGAAATCATAAAGTAAGGGTAATCAGGAAACATAGATTCTAATTTTTCATAGTCTACGTGGCCGAATTCGTCTATATTTTGTTTTTCGCTTACATGAATACCTAAGTCGCTGTAAGGTATCTTTTTAGCTAATATGGCTTCCTTAATTATTGAGGTGTCCGCGTGAATTCCGTATTTTGAAATATATACTTCCTTCCATTTGTCGTCTTTACCAAAAAGCACTATAGAATGATTAATAATCATACTTTTTAGCAAATTGGCTATTTCGTAAGTTTCGCCTTCAATATTTACAGTGATTATGTTGCCGGCCGAAAATCCTTTAGATAGTTTTTTCATAATTTTTTCTTCAATGTACTTCCATTTAACAACCTGTAAAGTGAAATAACTTTTTATATCAACGCCTGACCATTGCCAACCGCTATGAAGTTCTTTAGATTCTAAGCGCTGTATGATGTATTTTTTAATTTCATTCTTGTGGTTTTTACATTTAGCATAAACATGCTGACCTATAATCGGTAAGCCTTCATAAATACTGACCCACATTACATTTTTTCGTATTCAATTTCCTTCTCGGATATGTTAACGGAAACTTTATCCCAATCAAAATATGAAATAGGCCTTCCTATCAGTGGTGTTATGTCTTCGCCTAATTGCACGCTTAATTCGATTAAACGCGCAAGCAACTTAAGTTTTTCTTTACGATTCATATTTAAAAATATAATCAGGATTAATTTTTTTAGCACAAGTAGCACCAACTGGCATTTCCCATGTATCGTTATATTCTGTTTTATCTACAGGTATATACATGCAGCCACCAAACGCAGAATTAATGTAAAATTTTCTATTTTCTTCTTTTATTCCCTTACCACAGCAAGGGCACGGTTCTAAATTATCTTCGTTGGCTTTTTCCTGATTCCTGCTATACATAGCGTCATTAACGGTTTGAGGTATTGAAACTAATTTTAAAACTTTCTCTAATTCTTTAGTTATAGTGAATGATTGAGTTGCCATAATGTTTTTTGCGTTTAATAGTTCAGCAAATATATACATATTAAATTTAATGTAGCAAATTTAATATTAATTATTTTTAAAATTTATTTCTTCCTGTGTTTGCAAAGGTGGTTTTTCTACAGGTATAAATCTTATAGGTTCTATTATTGAACCGAAAATTTCAATCGTAGCTATTTTGGTGGCCCTTGTTTTTACATGAGAACCGAACATAACATTATCTGCTTTTACAGCGCCGTTAACCCGTGAAAGTATTGTAGGGTAATTTTTAGAATATGGCGTGTTGTATAATAGTTTAGTGATAAATTGCGAATTATCAGAAAAAATTGCGTCCTGACCTTCTATAAGTATACCTACCCTTTTTAAGGTTTCTATAGCGCGTTCTTTGGTTATTAGCGCAGATTCTAACGGGTCCCTGTTGTCGCCCCTGGCCGCTATAATTAATTCACCTATGGTTCGTGTCCGAGTGTCGGAATTTGCGGTTTCTACCCTTGTTTCAGCATCCATTATACGGTGTAATATTTTGACTTCATCCCTTGTAGCTTCAGACATTCGTTCTTCTGACCAGTCACGTTCTTTAATCCACTTTTTAGCGTCGTCATACGAAATTAAGCTGTCAGAATATAAACTGTAAGCACCGGCCAGTAAAGCGCCTAACTGGTCGCCTGTGCGTTGGTTGTCCAGTTCTGAAGCGGCAGCGTTTGAAAAAGTTTCAGCGTTTTTCATTATTACCGGCATTAACATTACTGATCTGGACTGGAAGGCTTTTATAAATTCTTCAGTCACTACGCTGTAATATATATCCAGTGTTTCCTGCCAACGTTCTTTTTTATCTGGGCGAAGGTCTGGTTTTATTTCTAAAACCGTAATTCTGGATATATCGGAACGCTGTGTAAGGTTAGCGCCTATGGAAGCAAAAGCGAAGCACGAACGTATATTAAACTGCGCGGCAGAACCCCCGGAAGAACCTTTAATTATTTTTCCGCCGTCAGATGTGGAACTGGCCCGCATTATCTCTAAAACTGCCTGCATACGTTCTGAAGCTTTACGGTCTTCAGATTCTGCTTCGTCAAACACCACAGGCAGGGCGTCAGCCTTCAAATATTGGCGTATGCCGGCTTCTGTGGTTGCGCCCTGGGCATCGACAAACATTTGCCCTAAAAAACGCTTAATAAACATTTTCATTACTTCAGATTTTCCAGATCCTGAAGCGCCGGTTAACCACATGTGGGAACGCCACGACAGCGCACCGCATAACGGGGCTATTACAATCCATCCTGCCAGAAGCCGGGCGTTTATGTCCCTGGCCCAGTTAAGACGTTCCAACATTTGAATTAGTTTATTGGCGTCACGCGCCGGCAGTGGTGCGGTAAGTTCAAAGCCTAATTCCTGCCCCGCTTCATATATATACCGGCTTTTGTGTTTTACAAACGGTGTGCGAACCCCGTTAACTATAAGCGTGTCGCCACAATGTATAACAGGCACGCCATTATCTATCCAAGCGCCCCGGCCGCGTATTTTTGTAGGATTGAAAATATTTTGTTTTGTGCATAGCGTTATCAGGTGATCCGCTACAGTGTTTATTTCAAATTTTACTGTTCCAGACCGCGCAGTGGGTTTTGGATATGCGCCTTCCCAATAATTTAATGGTGCAAGCTGTAGCAGGTTGGCAGTAGTGATCCCGCCTGCTGATAATTTCACTATGGTATTCGTTCTATACACAAAAAAAACATATAAGGACGTTTCGTTATTTTCAAAGCCCAAACATTTAAAGTAAGGGTTTTTCATTTCCGGTTCGTCTTCATGTATTTCAGGTATGGCGGATATTGGCGCTGCCGGGGCAGGCGTTACAAATACCGCATCCGGCAGCGGGGGGGCTACTACTTCAGGTAATGGCAATTCATTAGGCGGAAATTCAGAAACGGCAGGTATATCAATTCTGTTAGCCTTAAGGTATTCTGCGGCCTGTTCCTGTGTCCAGTCAGCGTCGGCTATATCCCATTTTTTAGGGAATGAAGGTGAATTCTGAATCCTTTTGAAGTTGGCGGCCACATATTCGCAAACACCCTTAAATCTTTTGTACACCTGTGTTTTCTTGTTATACTCCCAACCGCCAAACATTGCCAGCACGCCGGCCAGGTCGTTGTCCCCCCACAAAAAAACATTGCGACCGGCTAACGGCGTCCAGTCTGCTGACTTAACATTATCTTTGCCGCCGCACCAGGTAACGCATACATATTGCGGAAACAGTCTTTTTGCAGCTTCGCACGCTTTTTCGCCTTCAACTACAAGGACTATAGCAGTAGGCCTTAAATACAGTTCGTGAAGGTTGTATAATATCCGTGGCAAATCAAAGCCACGCCATTTCCAAGCGTACTTCTGGCCGTCAGTATTGTAGGTGTATGGTATCACGTCTTTTTTGCCGTCAGGCAGGTTAAATCTTAAGACATACCCCATTATTTGCCCCTGCGCGTTATGGTACGCCCAATGTGCTGCCGGTGTTCCGTATTCTTTGAACACAAGATTTTCAGGTGCAGGAAGCGATAACTGGTCAGGGACAGCATTAACCCAGACTGGCGCGGGCGGTTCAGGAACTCTTACCACTTCAGAAGCTATTGTCCTGCCTTCTGTGATAATATTTTTAGCTTCTGAATACGTGTAGCCCTGTTTTGTAAAAAAGTCGAACATGTCGCCTGATTCGCCACAGGCAAAGCATTTGAATATCTGCTTCACCGGGTTTACTTTCATAGACGCGTGTTCGTCATTATGAAATGGGCAGTTACCGACGCGTTCCGGTCCCTGTTGCTTCAGGCTTACGGAACGCCCTATAACTTCTTCTATTCTGTAATTGAATTTTATTTCGTCTATAGTCATGGTTCAGGTAGTAGGGTAGTAAAGGTAATTTTTTATCTGAAAGGTTCGCAAGAATCTACACAGCCACCGTTAGGGGAATCTAATTCTTCGTCATATTCATAAATTACGCTATCGTCTTCAGCAAAATCAGTGAAACCTACCGCCATTTTTTTGAGATCTGAAACTGATCTATTTTCCCTAAAAAACCTTATCGGAAAATGAACACCCTTCCCTTTCAATTGTATTTTTTTTAATCTTTCAGGGTGAACATAATTTTCATAATTTAATTCCATTCGTTCGGGAAAATCATAAATTTCAGGGTCTTCATTAATTAGTGTTAAATGCTTCCTTAGTGTTTTTTTATGGCACCATCTACAATTACCCTGATAACCTTTCAATCCAAGCCTGAAAGGTCTTTGCTCCCACCTGGCGTTAACCATTGGCTTCGTTACCCCTGATGCAAAAGGTTCATAAAAAAGCTGATCACTTGTAACCCTGTTTAATTCGTCGGCTCGAATACCTACAACAGTATGAAAGTCTTCAAAGCCATGTGTTTTTAAGTAATGTTCCATAGGCCGCGTTTTTAAATCACGGGTGCAATGCAACTGATCTTTATTAGGAATTCCTAATTTTTTAATAAGTTCTTCCATTGGCGTATCAGGATCCGTATGCCTTTTTGCCGTATAAAAATCAACAACCCTATGTGTAACACCTTTACCATATACTGGATTTATAACAGCTTCTACCCATATTATAGGAATTTTATAATACGTTTCTATGTTGTGGGCGAATTGTAATGTTTTTTCGTCTTCCTGTCCTGTGTTTGCGAATAAAACTATTATTTTACGTTTTCCGCTATATTTTGCCCACAACCTCAATAGCATATCCCCAGAAGTTTCACCGGCAGAAAAACTAACAAATATTGGTTTGTCGTCGTCGTCAATAGTCTTTATTAATTTAAAAGACTTAGGGTTGTTTAAGAAGTCTAAAACCCTTTGAGGTGTATTTTTAGTTACTGGTTTCATGGCTTTTTATTTAATAATTCTTCGGCTTCGTCTTCAGTTTTAACTATAAGGCCAATACCGCCAAATTTGTTTACCATTTCTGTAAAAGCCACCTGTTCTACAGTAGCCCTTCCGGTTTTTGTTTTAACTTCTACTGTCATAAATACAGCTATAGGCCTACCCACCATTTCGGCGGTAATAATAACAGATTTTAAGCCTATTATATCGGAACTTCCTTTGCATAGGCCGGCGTGAAGTACACGGGCATTTTTTATAAGAACGTCGCCTGATTCCACATTTACAGTTTCTTTTTTAGTAAACATTTTGCTTGCACCAACCCAGGCGGTAGCTACATTATTTCTAAAAAGCCTGACACCGTTTATTTGTCCAAGTCGCAGCATTATACTACGCATCAAATCCCCTTCGTTCATAATATATTTTTTAAAATGGTAAATCGTCTTCGTCTTCGTTAAAATTATTTTCTTCGTGCGCCGGGGGTTCTGTCCCTGCTACATACCAATCTGGCGGCGGTTCCTGATAGCGATCGTAATTGTTATATTTTGAAACATTCTGCTTATTGGTAAGCAACTGTATGTTATCTATGTTATATCCTTCCCAGTTCCTTATCCTGTCTACGGTGGCGTTCTGGCCGCGCTTACCGGGTTTTAAAATATACCCCGTGTCTTCGCAGAATTTGCGAAATTGTTCTAATGTAATGGCAAAATCTATACGTCGCTTAATGGCGTTTTTTTTGAACGCATTGTACCTGATATATACAGGATCAGTAGCGCGGCGTTTACGCCAAAAGTGTTTATAACACAAGCCGCCTAATTTCTTAACAGGCTTATTGTTGCAGGCATACGCGCAGCACTGTTTACCTGCCTTTTTTTTGGCTTCAGAAATACAAAAATCAAAAACGACAGCAGTTTTCATTTTTCATTATTCATTTTTGATTCTACAATTATAAACCTGTCCTGTGAAAACGGCTTACTATACCCGTCTATGATTTTCTTTACTTCGTGCTGTGTTAGCCCTACAGTAAAAGCGATCAAAGGAATATCCATATTAAAAATATGATATAAGGTAAGTATTCTTTGCGTCATGGCTACCAGTTTATTTCTTCTTCCCATTCATTAACCTGGGCGGGCGGCGGGGGAATTAGGGCTTCGCGTTCTGACTTCCTGCGGGCTACAGCTTCAAATCTTTGTTTTTTCATTTTATACTGAACCCCTATCCAAGCTTCATTATATCCGCGATCCATAGCTATTTTTTGCAGGTCTTCCAAAGATTCAGCCATGCCTACTTCTAATGTTTTTGCTTTTTTGAAAGCTTTTATAGCTTCGCTGCTTACTTCTAATAATTCGCCTTCAACCTGTTTAGGTTTGCTGTCCTTTACTTCGTATACGTGTCCGCAGTCAGGGCATACCGGCGAAGGTTCATGTACAGCAAAACAGGACAGGCATTGTTGTACGCGAACAGCAATTTCTTTGGGGCCCTTTTTTGATTTGTTTTTTACTTCACCGTCCAAAGACCATTCGTGCAACTTATCAGGCAGCCCGTGGTTTTCTAAAAATTCACCATCTACCCAGTTGCCTACGTTGCCCACGTGGTCAAGTATGTACGCAAACGGCTTATCTGAAAAAGCAATAGCAGCCAAACGGCCTTCACGCGTATTAAGGTCAAACCCCGGCGCATATACCGGCCTTAAAACCCTTCCCCACTGTTGTATAGCTAAAGACAGCGACTGGGTAGGCCTTAACATTACAGCTACGGTAGCTTTTGGAACGTCCGTCCCTTCGCTTATTAGATCACACGAACAAACGCCGTCTACCGTGCCGTCTGCAAGCCCACCCAGTACGCGCTTCCTTACGTCGTCGTCTGTAGTGCCGTCAATAGCGTAAAAACGGTAGCCTTTATCCCTGAACGCCTGGGCCACTTCTTCAGTATGTGGAACTGAAACGCAGAACACTATAGCGGGCAGTTTTTTACCCTGGCAAACTTCTTCGTAGTGCGATACTGCGTCACCTGTAATAGTTGCTTTGTTTACAAGGTTTTCAAGATCGCGGGCGTTCCAGTCGCCTTTAGCTTTTTTCTTAGGCGCAGCGAATTGTTTTGGCGGCGACAGTACTTTGGCCTTAACTAAAAAACCTTCGTCCTGCAACCATTTTACGGATGGACCGGAAACGAGTTCTTCAAAAATGCCGTTATGATGCACACCCAAACCCTGACCGTCTGTCCTTACCGGCGTTGCAGTAACGCCTATAACTTTTATTTCTGGGTTTAAATCTTTAAAATGATTTATAGTTTTTCTCCATGAACCCGCTGTGGCGTGGTGCGCTTCGTCAACTATTATAACGTCAGGAATCCAGTTGGCAGCCGCGAAATAATTAAGCCGCTTTATTATAGTCTGAATGCTTGCAACCTGTACGCGGGTGTCAAAATTTGGTGTGAACAGCGGGTTTATCATTCCATGTTCTACATTGAAGTCCAGAAGGGCTTTAGAGGTCTGGCGAAGTAATTCTATCCTATGCACCAGAATAAGCGTTTTTTTGTCCTTAAGTGCCGCCTGCTGCGACATATAAGTGAAAACCACCGTTTTACCGCCACCTGTTGGCAGTACTAAAAGGATATAGTTTATTAACCGAACAAAACAGTCGCGAATTTTCGCCACGGCGTCGCCCTGGTAGTTGCGTAGTTTTATCATAACTGTATAGTGTTACTCTATTACAGCAGATTCAGCAATGTTTTCTGTTTTTTTGGCCCGCAACCTATCTAAGGTTTCGTTTAGCTTATTTAACGTTTTAATTGGCTTAGGATCGTCACGCTCCCAATTCTGTATAGTAGCATGAGGAACCCCGGCTTCCCTGAATAGTTCAGAAGCTGAAAGGCCTAATTCCTGACATTTTTCCTTAATAATGTCTATCTGTTTTTTTTGCGACATGGTGTAAAATTATTTTAGTATTAATTTCAATACAGCAAAAATAATACATTAATTTTAATAAAAAAGTTTTTTATTTTGATTTTTATTTATTAGGTTTGCTGCACTATTAATTCAAATAATATTCAAAATGAAAATTAATCGAAATTTAATCATCACAGTACAAAATCAAAATGATTTTGAAAACTTAACTGAAGTATCAGGTTCCGTTGACGTTCGCCAGGGCGCTACATTCACCGCACCGGCCTTAACTGAAGTATCAGGTTCCGTTTACGTTCGCCAGGGCGCTACATTCACCGCACCGGCCTTAACAAAATCAGGTTCCGTTGACGTTCAGGAGGGCGCTACATTCACCGCACCGGCCTTAACAGTATCAGGTTCCGTTTACGTTCGCCAGGGCGCTACATTCACCGCACCGGCCTTAACAAAATCAGGTTACGTTGACGTTCGCGAGGGCGCTACATTCACCGCACCGGCCTTAACAATCAAAAACAGCGTTGCTGTTTTTGGAAAAAGCAAAAATAAATTAAACGTAGTGCATAATGACGGCATGATGTTTATAGTAGAATCTGAAAAAACATCTAAAGGAATAAAAATACTTTCCGGGCTACATTCTATTAAAATAATAGATTCTAAAGTTAATGGTATTTCAGGATTTTTAGTTTCAAAAGAAAGTTTTTCTGCTCACGGAGAAACAGTTAAAAAAGCAATATCTGACCTTCAATTTAAATTGGTGGCTGAAAAACTAAAAAAAGAACCGATAACACCAGATACTATAATAACTGATAATTATTACAGGCTTATTACAGGCGCTTGTGAATTAGGCGTTAAGGAATGGAGAAACAGGCACGGCATTACGCAAGAAGAAATAACAGCAAAAGAACTACTCCCTATTCTGGAAAAAAGCAACGCTTATGGTTTAAGTAGATTTAAAGAAATGCTTAAATTTTAATACGCTATGACACCCGAACAATACACAAGCGAAGACGCTATATCAAAAACGGGTTTAGATTATATAGAAAAATCGCCACTGGACTACTGGTGGCGGTTTTTAAATCCAGAACGCGAAGCCCATGTAAAAGATAAAGATATGTTATTTGAAGAAGCTTTTAGGTGTTCAGTTTTGACACCTGTTGAATTTTCAAAATTATATGTTAAGCAGCCGCCTATAAAAAGAACCAATAATTTTGGTAAAGCAGAATACGCTTCTTTGGTGGCTACTGTAGAAAGTAATGGACAAATTTTAATGTCGGCTGCAAGCTATGAAACCATAGTGGCTATGAGGGATGCTGTTTTAAGCCACCCTACTACCAAACTACTTTTTGACAACAATAACGGTTATCCCGGCGAACCTTTGCGTTTTGAAGAAGCTAATTCTGGCGCTATAGTTAAGTTTTGCCCGCATTGGGTGCATATACGAACAGGCAAAAAGCTTATAGTTAACCTAATGTCTACCGAAAACGCGGGCAAAGAAAAATTTTCTAAGGAAGCGTATGATTTAAAACTTCACAAAAGGGCTGCCCTTCAAATGGATGGACTGGTAGGAAGCGCTATGGTCTTTGTAATGGTAGAAAGAAGTGCGCCGTACAAATTACAGGTGCATTCACTTGACGATCGTTCTATAGACCTGGGCCGTTCTGTATATGTTGAAAATTGCGTAACATATATGGAATGTCTGGAATCTGGAAAATGGCCTGGGCTTCCTGAAAAAATACAACCTGCAAGTTTACCGGACTGGGTTTTTAAAAATTATTAACATGAAAAATGAAGCGCCAGACAGCCCAGATATGATCCCCGATCGCAAGAATAATCTTTCTGAAGACCATAAGAAATTTATTGATGCGGTAGAAGCGGGAAAAAACGTATTCCTTACCGGTAAGGCCGGCACTGGAAAATCTCACGTAACCAAATTGGCTATGGCTATTCTGGAAGACAAAGGTTTAAAAGTGGTAGCTTTAGCCCCTACGGGAATTGCCGCCAACAACATAGACGGCGCAACACTTCATAGTACTTTTTCGCTTAGGCCTTTTGGTGTTCTGGACTATGACGCCTGTAATTTTGTTAAGTCTTCCAAAAGGCTTGTTTTGAAAAATATAGACGTTGTTTTTATAGACGAAGTTTCTATGCTTAGGCCTGATATTTTAGACGCGCTTAACTGGACTTTTATTAAAAACGGCTGCGGCAGCTTAATAGACAGGCAGGTTATTTTTATTGGTGATATGAGGCAGTTAGGAATAGTGGCCGACGATAATATGGTTTCTGTTCTGCTTCAGAAATACAACGGCGCAGACTTCAGGAAGGCCGACGTTTATTCTTACCTTAATGTAGAAGAAGTGGAATTAAACAAAGTTCTTAGGCAGTCAGATAATGACTTTATAGAAGCGTTAAACACCGTAAGGGAAGGCGGTAAACACGCTTACTTTAAACAATTCGTTACCGGTACGCCTTCAGGGATAGTGTTAGCACCACATAACGCAACCGTCGAGCGCTACAATAACACCGGCTTCAATTCTGTTGAAGGCCAGGTGTTCACATTTAACGCAACCGTCGAAGGCAACGTTAAGGCGGCGGACTTTAATTTGGATCCTATTATAAAAATAAAGGACGGCTGCAAAATTATGTATCTGGCCAACAGCAAAAACAATAATCTGTATAATGGAACTTTGGGTATATTCCGCGCGCGGGACGTTGGTACTGAAGACGAATGTTTTTTTATTGATGTAGATGGCGTTCATTTTGCTTTAGAAACAGTAATGTTTACTAAAAAAGATTATGTTTTCAATCCCAGTACTAATTCTTTGGAATTAATGGATTTAGGAAGCATTACCCAGATTCCTATAAAATTAGCCTACGCGCTAACCATACACAAGTCACAAGGCCTAACGTTCGACGAAGTTACTGTAGATTTATCATTGCCATGCTTTGCAGACGGTCAGTTATATGTAGCCCTAAGCAGGGTTAAAACCCCAAATGGATTAAGCATAATTGTAAACCGGTAGCCACATGAGCGATAATATAGAAAACTTTATACAGCTTACATCTGGCCATAAAAATATAGCTGTTATCGGTTCGCGTGGTTATAGCGACTACGAACATTTTTCAGCATGGGTTAAGCACCATACTGGCCATATTAAAAAACCCTGCTTTGTTTCCGGCGGGGCCAAATCAGGCGCTGATAGTCTTATAGAAAGATATGCTGACGAATTTATTTTTCCCATACTTGTTTTTTATCCAGAATACGGCAAATACGGGAAGTCAGCACCGCTTAAAAGAAATCATTCAATAGTATTAGCTTCAGATTGTTTACTGGCATTCTGGGACGGCGTTAGCACTGGTACTGCCTACACACTTGATTTAGCTTACAAAAAAGGAATACCTGTAAAAATTATAAAAGTTTAGATTTTAAATTTTAAATCCCGGCGGGGTTACGTATAAAACAAATGGCAACAGCAAACGAAGTAGTAATTACCGGCACCGTTCAGGTGGTTTTTGAAAGAATAGACACCGGTAATTTTAGCAAACGCGATATAGTGATTCGTACAGACGAACAATATCCGCAGGATATATCTATTCAGTTTACACAGGATAAATGCGACCTGTTAGACTTATACAAGCCCGGCGAAGTCGTTACCATTGCCTACAACTTAAGAGGTAAGGCGGGCGGTTGGGTAAATCCACAGGGCGAAACAAAATATTTCACTACCGTTCAGGGGTGGAAAATACAAAGACCGCAAGGGCAGCACGCAGCGCCGCAAACAGCAGGGCAGCAACAAGCGCCGGCCAGAACTATGCCGCCTGCTACTGCCCCCGCAGCCGCACCGGCAGCACGCGTATACGTACACACGGCCACGGATCACCCAGAAGCTGTTTATTTGGCTTCGCCTGGATGGAATCACGAAGTTTTAGTGGCTCAAAAAAAAGGCTACTGGCAAATACCAACGCCCGCAGCCGCACCGGCAGCACCGGGCGCGCCGCAGTTTCCGGCAGGTAGTTACCCACCTCCAGGCGCACCCGGTAACGACGATCTACCATTTTAAAAACTAACCATATGGCAGAAACACAGTTACCTAAAATAGCAGACCTTTACGGCGAAATAGAGTTAATGAAAAAAGCAGATTTGCTAACCTCATTACTAAGTCAGCCCCCGAAACCCGAATGGGTAAAAATACACCCGTACATAGCAGGTTACAAATACCTGCCTATAGACAAAGTGGAATTTCTTCTGAAAATGATTTTCAAAAAATACAGAATTGAAATCACTGGGCAGGGCAGCGCTTTTAATGGTGTATGGGTTACGGTAAGGGTTCACTACCTTAACCCTATTACCGGCGAATGGGATTATCACGACGGCATAGGCGCTAAAGAACTTCAGGTTAAAAAAGGTACAAGCCCGGCAGATTTATCTAACATAAACAGCGGCGCGTTAGCCATGGCGTTTCCTATAGCAAAAACAGTAGCCATAAAGGACGCTTGCGACCACTTCGGAAGCTTGTTTGGTTCTGATCTTAACCGTAAAGACGTTATGCAAATTAAGCCTGATGAAAATTTACAGGCAAAAAGCGTTATAGACGATATAAACGAAAAACTAACCACAGAAGGTAAGACAGCTCCGCCTGTGGTAGATAATGCGGTACAGCCCACAGAAACGCCTTCGTATACAGCTTTTGAAGACCTGACTGTAAATAATCCTGAATACGTAACACCTGGGCCGCCCATAGCGCCGCCGCCACCAATAGAAGACGCAGATTTTTAATTATTAAAAACACCATATCATGGCAAAAACAAAAATGCAATTAGTAGATTATCTTAAAACGCAACGCAGAAGGGTTATACATAAACCTTCAGGACAATTAGGCTTTGTGGCCGACGAACCTATGACCTTAGAAGAAGGCCAGAATCCTGACGATTATATTTCAGTTTTCTACCCCTACCCTGCGCCAGAATACAGGCAGGAAAATATACAGAACCTGGATTTACTGGCGTTAAACGAAGGGGAATCTGAAGACAGCCCAGACAGGGAACTGACATTAGGCGAAAAAACTGTAAGGTCTAAATTTAACCCGTCAGGATCCGGTAACGTTAATTTCTTCAAAAACATGGTAGCTAAAGCTATAGACGTTGCGGACACACTTAGGGATGTAGAACCCCGACTGGCCGCAATAACTATCACTAAATTTGAAGAAGCAGGAATGTTTGCCGTTAAATTGGCCACTACAGATAAATAACATTTGTTTATTGAAATATAATGTATATTTTTACAATCACTAATAGTTGGTGATTTTGGGTTAATAGTGTTAAAAGCTGTCTTCGGGCAGCTTTTTTCTTTTTACGTAATCGCCTGCGTAACCGCATAAAAAAACCGGCTCAATATGGCCGGTTTAAAAACAGTTCTAATCGACTGGCGGAACTGTCGTGTTATCGTTGAAGGCTATGCAGGCGCAGCTACCTGAAAGTGCATCCAGTCCATGTCTGATTCACGTCCCAAACTCACAAATCCATGCTTGTAAAATATATCAATCATTTTTCTATATTCAGGCCGGGCAAATCTGGCAGTCTTTTTAGTCTCTCTAAGCAGATTACGCGTAGGGTCTAAATCTACAGCCACACCCCAACAGTGAGTGCTGTAATTAGATCCTGTCCGCATAACACGGAACTCAAAACAGCCACCAAAACGGTTTATTCCTAATTCCTTTATTTTCTCTATACCATACACTAAAAGTATTTCTGAAAATATAGCTTTTAGTTTTTCGGCTACAAGTTTATGACAACGCATTTTTTTTACAGGTACATTTAAATCCCAGGCTAAAACCATAGGATAAGGCAAATCTATCATTACAAGATATTTTCCTTCAGGATCAGGCTTACCGTAAGTATCTATAAGCTGTTTAGTAGTTATTAGATTCTTATTCATGTTATATATTTGTTAAATCAAACGCTTCTATGTGCATTCTGATATTTTGCGAAGAAGAAGTAGCTTCCCTTAAAACCACATCAAAAGTAGTACTGTTTATTATCCTGTAAACTGGCGAATACAGATTGTTGGCCTGATTTATATCTGTGGCCAATGTCTGCATACTTAATTTTACAGAATAGTTCACAGAAGGCATAGCGTTTGACATAACGATACGTACAGTAGAACTGTTGCTTCCTGAAGCTGTGACAGTGGCCGAAACAATATCCCCTAATTTTCCAAGTGTATTGCCTACGGTCATTCCGTCAGGGTCAAACCCATTAAAGTAACCCCTGTTTTTAGGTATGTACCTAAGTATCGTGTTTATTTGGTTTTGCAAAACTGTATCTGCGTCTGCCCTATCCAGTATTTCTTCCGCTAAATCGTCAGCTACCTGATCTATATTCGTTTCAAGATCGCCTGCTTTGTCTTTAAGCCATTTTGTACGACTTGCAAGGTCTATAATAGCCTTGTTTAAAATTCCGTCTACCCCGCCTTCTAACGGGTCTGTTGTTTCAAGTTGGTAAACGCCTACAACGTAACCAAGTCCTTCAGGTAGTGTAGCCATAGTTTAAAAAGATATTGTCCAATTACCGTTTAAGATAATATCGGAATTTTTGTTAATAAGTTCACGAACCTTCCGGGCAAATAAAGTACTGTCTGTTGACAAAATACCAAATTCCCTTATTGCTATGCCATTGGCTTCACCCGCGCCCAGTGACCAGTCAAACCGTACTGAAGAAATAGTAGGATAGGTAACGGCCCCAAGGTTTTTAGTAAACGCGCCGGTAATAGCAGTGTTAGAACCTACAGGCTGCGTGCCATTAGTGCCTACTGCTAATTTAGAAAGCTTCTTATTAATATTGGCAGAACCTAATAGCAGCATCACAATTTGACGGCCATTGTTAACTACCAGATTTTTGTCTTCGTAATGCTCAATAACCTGGCCAGTGTGCGCGCAAATTATATCCATTACAAATTCGCCTTTTAAAGGCGGTATGGCTTCCTGAATTTCTACGCCATTATTCCGGGGGTTTATAGCAGCGTATTTAGCGGCCACACCCGAAACCATATCCATGTTTTTTTCTTCTGGTATCATTATACGTTTACAATATTAATAGTTAATGTGTCGTGTGATTCTATAGCATTAATACTACCGTCGGCAAAATATGTACCGTCGGCAAACCTTCCAAAATAACCCAGGTCTTCGTCCATTGTAGGCGCTTCAAATAATATATTCAGCGTGTCGTTTATTACTCCTATAACGTCAGATATGGCTATAGTGTACGATATGCCTTCAAGGAACGAACGTGCGGGCTTATATTCCCTTACCAGTTTAGCTAAATCAGTTTGCGAAGTTCCTTCTACCCCTACAGTGTCGCCCAGAACAGATTCTATTTTGAACCTGGCCCAGTCTGTATCGGGGTCGCCGGTATCTATACCTTCTACCAGAACAGCGTCCGTGTAACCTACTGCCTGCATAGCCTGTTTTATAGCCCAGACAGTACCCATATAGCGTTTTAATTCTATGGCTTGTTTTATGATAGACCTGCGCTGTTCGTCAGTTGTTGCAAGGCCGTAACCCCTGAATCCTTCTACATCAAACTGGCGTGCCAGTGTAGGCAATGCGGACGCCTGTACGCTGTCTATTACGTAAACCAGTAGGTTTTCCACTTCAACAACTGAAAGCCTGGCGTTAGCCATAGCGTCAAAAGCTGCAAGGTGTGGAATACCTGCTATAGAATCAGCTAAAATATTTTCGTTAGACTGGCTCATTTTTACCCTGGGTTTGTACCGGTAACGGTTACATTTATGGCTGTTATGTTGGCGAATTGCGTCTGGCTTATAACCAGGTCAGCAGAAGGCACTGTAACGTTAGCCTTATAAACGCCGTCTATCATACAAAGTGCTTTTATCTGGTCTATAACTATGTCCTGCCCTAAAAGCTTCCGCCTGCCGTCCCTGAATGCGGTCAGGTTAGACTGCACCACAGGTAATATGTCAGCCTGCACAGCACCTTCGTACAATATAAGGCCAACAGTGATAACTGTATTTACCGCCGTTGGGGAAGTAACTACTACTGTGTCGTTAAGCGGGCGTATACGGTCAGCGTTAAGGACTGAAAAAACAGCGTCTAAAATTTCAGCGGGTGTCGTTGTTAGCCCTTCAACAAGCGGGAAAACCTCAACAGTTCCGGGTATAGGGTTTGTAACTTCCACATCTATAATTAAAGGACTGGCGGATTTTGCCCAAAATTCATAGGCTTTATAAGGACCGGCTACGGAAAAACTATTAGGGGCTAATTTTATGCGGTCCCTTAACTGATCGTCTGATTCTTCGTCGCTGCCACCTTCGGACACAGAAGTGTTAGAAGCTGTAGACAGGTATGGCTGCGGATCCAGAATAACAGAAATAGTTCCTAAAGCGTAATCATTGCCTATTTTGCCGGCTGTTTGTGATATTGCTATTACTGAAGCCGTATCTGTGCCGGTGGCCACAGAAGTATCTTGTATGAGTTGAAAAACAGTCCTGCCGTCAGTAGTCTGCACGCGAAGGCCTTGTGGTATAACTATGTCGCCGTGGCCTTCAACAAGCGTCAGAAGTATTGTGGTTTTTGCTGAAGCTGAAGGCAACCTGATAACCCCCACCAGTTCGCCCAGGTAATCCAACATAGGGAAGCGCGCGAAGGCTACAAGGTTTTGCAAAGCAGCGTCCTGTATCTGGTTACGAACCAGAAATTCCCGGTAGGCAAAAGCATTAATAAGCAATTGTTCTACCTGGGCCGGTTCTAATGTTTTTCCGGTTCTGGCTTCATAATCCGCAGTCATTTCTGCTATTATGGTTTGCGGGTCCCTTGTTATGAATTCAGGTGTTGGTAAGCCCATGTATTTAGTTTTTTAACGGGCAGTTATCACACTGCTTCGGTTGTTTTTCTATTATTTTTCGCAACATCCCTATTTCCTGTTCCATTTGCCCTATTTTCAGGTCAGCTTCTTTTTTATAGGACATAACGTCTTTTGTCAGTTCTCTGTAAGCTTCCCTAAGCATTTTTATAGTGGTAAGGTCTGTTACGTCGGCTTCACCGCTTTTTAATCTGGCGGCCACCCTGCGTTCTTTAACTGAAAGCAAAAACATAATTATACCTGTGGGCGCTGAAATAATTTTAACTACATCCCAAAAGATATTCCAGTCAAACATTAAATTTTCTTTAACGTTTGTTTTTCAATTTCTTCCGCCGCGTCATTGGTTTTAGTAGTGATTTTAACATACGGGTTAGCTACTAAACTTTGGAATATTTTAAATACAAAAGTTGCTACGGCTGTCATTGCTAAAAGTTTCCAGTTCAATTCGCTTTGAATACCTTTAGCCATGCTGTCTAAATATTGTTGTATAGCGACGCCTACCGGTATTACAGCAGCATACAAAGCAGCTTTTACAAAATCAGGTAATTGCAGCTTCCATCTTTTTGATATGGTTATTTTTTGCATAACGTTAACTTTTTTATGTTCTGACAAATATAAAATAAAAAACCACACTGTTAAGGTGTGGTTTTAAATATATTGGATTGAATTTTAAGACTGTCGTTTCCAAAAGTAGAAACGCGCCAGTAATACGGATATTAAGCCTATGGAAATAAGTGTTATTCCATACGACAAACCGTCCCATTCTTTGGGCAGAAACAGCAATAATATTGCCAGTGATCCGGCGGTTATGCCTGCGGCGGTAGTTTCCTGCTTATTGTTGGCGGCAGTATGGTGTGTTTTTTCACCCTGTACGGCGTTCAATATACCCTGAAACCACCATGCACCACCGGCAGCACACAGCAATACAAAGGCCTTCAAAAAGAAATCTACCGGCTGTTTTGGAACGGCGGTAAATATGCCGAACAATATAAGCAATATGCCTGCCGATAATGTAATGTTTACAAGTAATTTTTTCATAATTAAAAAGTTGTCAAAGGGCTTCTTACCCATGTGTTAGCACCGGTGCATACGTAAATGTATGTAGCTGTTATTCTTATCTCGCCAGTTGTCCCAGTGTCTGTAGAACTTGACGGGGCGGTATTTAGTGCCGATACTTTAAACGATGCGGCTGTAAGTGTGCTTGAGTAATCTCCTAAAACCGAAAACATATTACTAAATCTATTCCCCGATGTACCTGCGGATTGCGCATTATTTACGGCAGGCTGAAATGCTCCGGAGCTTGTAATCTGCATCCTCGTAGCTCCGTTTGTTTGAAAGTTTATAGCCGTTGATGTAGTAGTGCCAATAGTCATTGCGCCAGGGTTGGTTAAGGTTGGAGCCGTAACCGTGCCGGTGAACGTGGGTGAAGCCAAATTAGCTTTAAGTGCTAAAGCCGTATTAACAGCCGTTTTACTCGGTGCTACTGTGGTACTTGCTGTTAGGTTATCGGCTACTTTACCATCGGCATAAGCATCCCGTGCAGCGGTGTATGCTGAAGCTATTCCTATAACCGGTTCCGTTGTACCGTTTGCAACCGTTGTTTCCCCTGATACACCTGTAACGCTGGTTACCGTGCCTCCGCCGCCTGTAATATCTGACAATAACGCGATAGTGCCGTCCTCTTCAGGTAATGTCCATTGATATGTGGTTGTATTCGATATAGGCGTGTTTAAAATGTGCTGTCCTCCTGCAAGCCCGCTATTACTAAGTTGCAGGGATTGATTAGTGCGGAGTGTTCCCGTTTCATCAGATATAAGATTTGTTACGGCGCCATCATTAACCTTATATAAGTAGGCGGTAATATTAGCCTCGCTTTCAATATCCCCCGTAACAGGGCTACCTACTTCCGTACCGCTTAGGGGGATGCCCGTAACATCGGATAGCAGGGCTATGGTGCCGTCTGCATCGGGTATATTAAGTGTCCTGCCAGTAGTTAAATCGGCGGTTGTAAAAATTGCACTTACTTCTGATGTGGTATTAAATATATTAAACTCATCATATGAAGTAACTTTGCCCCCCTCATCTATAACAATTTGGTCAAAAGGTGTGTAATATCCAAAACTTTTAATTGCGTAATCTCCTAAATTCACATCACTATCAGCTCCACTATAAGGTACAAAAACCCCAGTAGTAGCCGCCTCCACATCGCTAAGCCTGGCAGCATGTCCACCCTCAGTAGGTGCGCCAACGAATATGGGGCTGTCTATTTGTGCCGATGTGTCGTTAAGACTAAATGTGTTGTCCCCAGCCGATAAAGCCGCAAAGCCGTCCGTTAATGATAGGTTGCTAAAGTCTGCACCTGCCCCGTGTGTTATCTCTATATCAGTTGATACGGTTGCCGTGCTGCCTGCATTCATTACACTTTGCCAGTTAGGAACACTACCGCCACCGCCAAAATAAGCCTTTAACTGTGCCCAACTGGGTTGTACTACGCGCTTATCTGAAACACGACGCGCCAGTATTTTAATTGCCGTAGTATCTACACTTACAGTTGGCGGCGGGGAATCTATTTTAACAGGCCCGTAAAGCGTAGTTTGAGAAAAACCTAATGCTGACATAAGCAGCATACACCAAATAATAATTTTAGTCTTCATTTGTAATTTGTGCGGGATTAAGGGTTTGTAATATTTTAGTTTCTACTTTTATGTTAACGGTTTCAATTACACCATCAACAATCGGGGCGCTTTCACTTACCGTAACTTCTACAGGCTGGAAACATCCGTCTTTTTCACGCCACCCAATAAATTTATTAGGGATAGCGGTTTCTTTTAAATCCCCGTTTGGGTAAATAATTTTAATCATATATGTGTTTTAAAAATTACTATTCTTCAAATCCAGGTTCACCCGGCAGCGGTTGGCGACTACTGAATAAAATTTTATGGTTGGCCACATTATTTATATCTGCGCCGCTACCAGTAACCCACCTGGTTATATAAAAATATCCTTCTACGTCAGTACCGAAACAAAAATCACCTAATAAAGCTTCGTCAGGATAATTTACAGTTTCGTCTGTGGGAGTAGTACCGGGCTTCCATCCTTTAGCTATAGGCCTGAAGGCTTTAAACGGTGTAACCTTATAATCAATAACACCGGTAAGCGCATCAATATTTATAGGGTAAACGGCAGTTAAATTGCTTGCAGAACTATCATTTCCTGCACGCTGATTTATAGCCTTCAATACCTGACGTAACCGGGATGGATTCACATAACCGGTAGTGTTGTCAATTATAAGACCGTCAATAATATTATCTACTTCCTGTTGTGATGCCATAGTGTTATTTTATGAAAATCCAAAGTCAAAACCATTGCTAAAAGCCCTGCCTATGGATGGTATTATTTCCAGGTTGTCCTGTCTGTCTATGTAGAATGCCAATTCCGTAGCTTCGTTAGAATCTACAAGTTCAGCAAACATATAAAATTCTATCCTATAGCCTATTATATCGTAAATAAGTTTTTTGATAGTTATACGCGGTTCCCATTTTCCGATACAGTCTAAAATTTCAGCGCAAATAAGCGGCGCGGCAGAAACCACCGGATCGTCTATGTACTGGTATAACTTAGAACCGAACAACGGGCGTAGCGGATCACTGCCCTGCGTGGTAGTCAATATAAGCTGCACGCACTGGCGCACATCGTTAAGGCCTTGCGTAACTTCACCGGGCGCGCGTAACGATAGCTGCCAGGCTGTTGATTGTATGTCGCTTATCTGTATAGCCATAAATTTACGGTGTTGGTGGCCCGGAAGTTCCGCCGCCTGTTTGTACGCCACTGTGCGTATGTGTTCCTAAGTCTACAGTTCCTGCCGCTACAGTCGATCCAGTAACAGCACCTTCAGCCGTAACGTCGCCTTCTACGGCTAAATTACCACCGTCAGCCACCATACCGCCACCGGTAATAGCGCCTGAAGCAGCCGCCAACGAAGCAGCTGTAAGCGCCCCGGCTACGGTTAGAGTTCCTGACATGGTTACGGCTGTAGCATCCACTGAAACAGCTTCAGCTTCTATAGTAACCATAGTGGCTTCCACGGACACCACCTGGGCTTCTATGTGCGTTTCACCTTCAGAAATTATATTTACTTTACCCTTAATGTTTATATTGTATTCATGGGTAGCCCTATTGTATTCTATAAAAGATTCGTCAGTGAACTGGACACGAACAATATCTTTGCCGCCGCCTTCGGGTGGTGTCTTATCGTTAAATAGCGCACCCAGTATAACCCCGTCGTCGCTGTGTTCGTCCATAAGGCACGCCACCTGTTCGTTAATGTCGAACATGTGAAAAAACTTATTGCTTAACGCACCCATGACGCATATTTGAAGCCAGTCAGAAACTATATCGTCGTCTATGAATGTTACACGGGCGTAGCATTTTTCAGTATCAATTTCGGTTATATTACCTATTCGTAGCATGGGTGTAAATATATAAAATTATCTATTCACCTTTACCAAATCAGCAGCGGTAGTTACACCTGAAGCTGAATTTCTGACTGTGGCCGTATTTCTTACAGGAACATTTTTGGCCTGTGGTTTCGGCGGCTTGTTGGTTATCTGCTGTGATTTAGTAGGTAACTGAAGGCGTTTAATCTCTAATGTAGAAACAGCGCCGCCACGGTCTATCCTGTGCGAACTGGCCGTTATGTGATATTTTCCAGACAATTTTCCCAGACCGGTAAGTGTGAAATTATTTCCGGCGCAGGCCAAAGGATTAAACTGCATAGTTATACTGCCTTCCTGTAGGTTAGATATAGAAAGGTGCATATTTTTTTTAGCTATAGCTTCGCCCTGCTGTTTGTTTTCTGCTGATTCATAAGAAACATTATCGTCGCCAGAAGCTTTAGGCTGTGCTGTGTACTGCGGGTTTTCCTGCGTGAATTTATCAAAAGCCAAATCCGTTTCTACTTTTTCGTTCTTTTTTGAATTTTTAGATTTTACTTTTGCATTCTGGGCAGCCCCTTCTGATTTGTCTTTTATTGAATACTGGGACAATTCCGTTTTATCCACGCTAAAAGACACGTTACGGCCTTCCAGTTTGTATATATCTGTAAATGTTATAACAGTACCCCTTACTGAAAAAATAACGCCGTATTTGCCAGATATGCGCTTCAGGAAGGCTACATCTGTTTCTTTATTCTGCGTTACCCTTCCTATAGTTATTTCCGGAATGTCGCCTGCAATAGTAAAATTGTTCTTTGTTGCTATTTTTTCAGCTATCTGCCGAAGCGTTTTGTTTTCGTGCGCGTCAGACTTAGGGGTTCTAAGGCTGTTTTTTATACCGGTGGCCATACCCCGGATAGTTACCGTGTCAGGCGGCCCCTTCAATTCTATTTCGTCAATCTCAAAATCACCGCAGTTAAGCCTTCCTATGGTTACTTTTAGCGCTGCCCCGTCTTCAGGGTACCAACTGTTTTGCCAGTGGCCGTCTACGTCTTCAAGTTCTATAGAAACTTCGTCTGATTCCCCTTCTGTTTTATCTGAATATGTGAGCGACAGCAGATATTTAGCTATATCGGCTGTTATGTTTTTATTATTATACGTTACTGAAAACGCAGTTTGTGGCACATTCATTATTCCGTGATTGATTTTAGTATGCCTATTAATAAGCACGCTACGCAGAAACCTATACAAAAACTATAAAAACTAAATTTAGGAAAATCAGCTTTATAGCCAGAAAACACTATTTTATCGGCTTCATTTTTACTTATTTCATTACCCTTAAGATCCATGTATTTTCCGCCATGTTTCATATAATATAACGGCCTTCCCGCGTTGTCTTTTATTAAAACCATAATATTTTTATTTTATCGTTTCCAGGGTGGTAATAAATCGCTATCCAGTTGAACTTCGCCCTGTTCTATAACCGGTATTTTTAATCTGGTTCCTATGGGCAGTATAGGCAATATTGAAGCCGAAGGGTTAGCTTCTATTATGCCATTTATATTGGTGGCGTCACCGTAAGCCTTAGAAGCTACAGTGTCCCACCTTTCACCTTCTTTAGTTATGTATTCTACAAATGAAGCCATTATTTACGACGGATTATAGAACTGTTACTTATTTTTACATTGGCGGTTTTTGCCGTCAACACAGAACCCTGAAGCTGCCTGTTAACAACTTTGAAAGATTCTATATAGGTTATCGGGAATATAGCTTTCATATTTTGTATTTGAGTGTATATTTCCTGCAAAGCAACAGGAAGCGTGCCGGCTAAATCCTGTAAATCCTGGGCAGCGCTTAACTGATTTTGCACAGATTGAATATTACCTTCCATGCTATCCAGACTGTTATTTATTTTTCCTGAATAGTAATCAAAAGTGTTAGGGTTAGATTCGGCTGCCGCTGTGTACTGGTTTATTTTTACGGCCTGAAGCTGAATTTCATATACATTTTGCGTTACGCCCATAGCCGGGGACATTCTGGCCGGCAAAACAGTTCTTACATTTGAACTGCGCGCTGAAGTAGCGAACCCGTCTTTTATAGCCTGTCTTTTAGCGTCCAGTAACGGATCGTCGCTGTAAAATTCCAGAAGCTGAACCGTTAACGTTGCCGCTATTAAGTTTCCCGAAGGATCAGTAAACAGGGTTGTTTTTGAAAAACTGGGCACAACAAAATTACCAACAACATTACCGTTACCCAGAACAAGCGGTAAAACCTTACGTTCTATGGTAGCCGTCCGCAATTCCTCTATATCAGCTTCAGGATCCGTAAAACTGGCATGTAAGTACATTTCAAAAGAAATAGTGTCCAGAACGTCGCCTGTGGCTTCCAGGCGTGGTTTCCTGTTTATTCTGGCGTGTTGTGCATATTCCACGCCGAAAGTTTCTTCTAATGAAGAAAAACCTTTGGGGCCTGTGAATCTTATATTTCCTAATTGTGCATACATGCCGTAAATATAAGTATTTTAAAAATACGTTAACGTAGCCTGTAAAATAAAAAACCACGGACAGTAAAGCCGTGGTTTTTAGCCCCCATAAAATACCGTAAAATTAATTTTACAATGCGTATGACTGCAAATATATAAACTTTTTATTAATACTAATACGATAAACGTTGTTTTCTGGCCCAGGCAGCTTCTAATTCACGGATAAGCTGTGGCGTATATTGCTTTATGGCTGCCAGAATATCCTGCGGATTGCCGGCGCCATGTATTACCGGCGCAAAAGTAACCGTTATACCGCCACCACCGCCACCGCCGCGCCCTGAACGATTAGGCGAAATACCCTGGGCCATGTTACCGGAAGCACCCACAAGCGCAGGCGAACCTTTTTCAATCCCCTTTTTAGCACCTTCAGTAATGTTTACGCCGTAATCCATAAAAACTTTGGATGGTGAAGCGATACCCAAAACAGATTTAAACGCCCCGGCTATTTTCTTACCTATATCTTTAACGTAGCTAAACAGCGCGGTAGCTTTTGATTTTATACCTTCCCAGATACCCATAACGATATTAGAACCTATAAGCAGGAACTGGGCGGGCAGTTTTTTAAGCCAGTCCCAGAAGCCTATAAATACCTGCTTCACTTTAGCCCATATCTGCGGGAAAAACTGGATAAGTAAAGACCATCCTTTTATCATCCATCCCACAGGCCCCAACATAAGCCACCCCCATTTTTTTACAAATTCCCAGGCAGCAGCAAAAAAACCTTTTATTTTCTCCCACAGGTTGCGGAAAAACGCCGAAACTTTATCCCAGTTTTTAACAAGCAATATAACAATAGCTATAAGGGCTATAACAGCGATAATAACCCACGCTATAGGGTTAGCTAACAGGGCAGCATTAAAAGCCCAGGTAGCAGCAGAAGCGGCCCAGGTAGCGGCTGTTTGCAGGTAGGTAGGTATAAGCAGCGCTTTACTGGCTACGCCTAACAGCCATTTACTGGCCGCGGCTGCTTTTTCGGCGGCCACAGTATACCATATTACTGCGTTCAGTTTTATTTTTGAAAAAGTTTCGGCGTTTGTAAGTATTAAATACAAGCGTTTCACGGCTAACATACCCTGATATACTTTAAGAAGGCCACCAAATAAGAATGCCACGGCTGACACAGCTAAAGACAATAATCCTAAGCCGCCCACTACTTTTATTATTGTAGAAAGCAATTTGGGGTTATCCTGCGCCCACTTGTTGAACCTGTCGGCGGCCTTGCCTACAGAAGCCATTGTTTTAGCCACGGTAGGCAAAAGCGTTTTACCGGCGGTTTCGGCCACTTCACTAAATGCCACTTTCATTTTAGCAGCAGACGTAGCGGTGTTGGCGGCCTGTCCTTTTACCTGTTTTTCAACTGCTTTTAGAACGTATTCCTGTGCAGCACCAAGCCCGTAAGTAGCCTGTATTTGCTTTATCAAAGGAATATCAGATTTATTAAGTGCGCCGGCTTTGGCCAGGGCCTGCGCGCCCAGTGCGGGGTTCTGCAAAGCCTTACCTAACTGAACGGCATTACTTGAAGCTTCACCAAAGCCACCGGCTGCCAAATCAAAAGCCGCTTCTGTAGCCCTGTCAAACACCCCGGACATTCTGGCCGTTTCGTCAGAAACCTTTCTGAAGGAAGCTATTTTGGATTGAACGGCCTGTATTTCTTCGTCTTCTACCCCTATTCTGGTCTGCAACTGGCTTGCATAGTTAGCGGCGGCTATTGCGGCTTTGTTGTCCGTTTCGCCCATTGTTTTGAAGGTACTTGAAAGCCGCCTAAATGCTATTTCTGATTCTTCAGCAGCGTTTACAGAAAGCGCAAGCGGCGCCAATATAGCTAAACCTATAGCGCCAGAAGTACGGCCAACCCCGAAGGCAGAATCCGCCATACTACCCACTTTCTTCATTTGGTTGTTTATCTTAGTGGTAGCTTCGGAAACAACCCTGGTAGCTTTATCTGTGGCCGACAATATTAAAGCAACTTCAAAGGCTTTTTTCATTTTATTTTTTATTAAAAAAGCCATACCGACACCGGTACGGCTTTAATTATTCTTCTTCTGTTTTGTTCAAAATGTTATGCAGCTTTAAAGATTCTACATACCAGTAGTAAATCTCTTTAGCGTCCATTTTTAACACTTTTGAAATACCCCCGCCAGTAAAGTGCGCCAGGAATGCTATGTGTTCTGGCTTTACTGAAAAACTGTGCTAAAATGTTCCATTAGTTTCATGTAGTCGCCGGCAGACATTTCTTCCAGTTCTTCCATAGTAACCATTTTGTCATTTACAGAAGTACATACGGAAATTAAAGCAGGAAACATTTTTTCGGCGTCACCGTCCATTAGCCTCTGGGCTTTAATAACGTGCTTTCCTTTGGCAATAATACATTTAGCTACAACACCATCAGATAGAACTATTTCAGTAATGTTTGAAGGTTTTTCGTTTAATGTAGCGTCCCTTAAAGCCCTGCTTTTTTGTTGTGAGGGTGTTTGTCCCATAATAATAGTGATTTTTAGATTTAATAGTTAAAAAACCGCCCTGGGTTGGGCGGCTGTGTTATGCTCCTATGTTAGCCCGGTAAGTAGCGAATATATCTACACCGTCTACCATGAATATATTAGCCAAAGCGTCAAACTCTATTACAGGCTGCCCGTCAATTTCTAACTTGTAGTAAGTCAGCGTCATTTTAGAACTGGCTTCTACGTTATCGTGCTGTTTGAAGTTGCCACCCGGAAAGTTCTTAGGCGTGCCGGTAATGTAAGCTACGCAGGGAACTTCAGAATTCAAACCTTCGGATCCGTAATTTTCAAGTGAAGAACGAACCTGAAGCTTTAGCGCTTTACGGGGGTCGGCAAACTGTTTCATTACGTCGGCATAGTACGAATTCCACTTTAAAGTAGCTTCCATTTTATCCACGCCAGAAAACAATTCTACCTTACCTATCATTCCCAATGCCTTGTGTTCGGACATCATGTGGGTAATATCTGGAAGGTTTATTTCTTCCACTTTACCAAGCTGCGACTGGCCGTCAACGTAAACGTTGGCGTTTGTCAATCTGTTAACTGTTATCCCTGCCATTATGCTATCTGTTCTAATAGGTTAATATCTAAATAAGATTTAAACGTGATACGTTCAGCAGGCGTAGGCACCATGAATACCAGATCAAAGGTAACATGGCCCAGGGCCAGTTCTTCAGGCGTGTTATCCGCACTGTAAACACAACGCGAACCAGGCAAACAAGCGCCACGGCCTATAAGGGTTCTAAAAAACGAATTTCCTGATTCACGAACTGCGTCTATAGTGGCCTGGGTTAAAGGCTTATCTATAAATGGCAATATTGCCTGTTCCAAAGATTCGTGAACTATATCCGCAGTCCTGCGAACCGGAATAAAGTTCTTAGGATCAGTGTTTGTAGGCCATGCCGCCGAACGGTTGCCCCAGGTGCGCGTTCCTGTGCCAAACCCTGTGAATGTGGTAGTGATACCTTTTTCATTCAGTAGGTTGGCTTCAGTACTGGCGTCATTTATTGAAGCCGTAACCGGTATTTCTGTACCGTCTATACCAAAAATTTCATGGTTAGAAGGTGAAACCCAGTAGCCTTCTTCGCGATCCACGCGGGCTATAACGCCGGCCATATATTGGCTATAAGGAACGCTTACGTTTGAATCACTGGCAGCGTCGTAAGCCTTAAGGTGCGGGTGAAGCAGGTAAGAGCGTTCAGAAGACGTTTTAAAATTAATAGTTGAAGCCGGGCCGCGGCCTGCTATTGCTGCTGCGTGTGAAGTGCCTAAAGGTGAATCTACAAGGGATATAGCCCTGTATTTGTCTTCTAAAGACCTCAACGCTGTAGATACGGCTACCTGTTCAACAAAAACAGGTGCTATTAATATCTTAGGGTAAAAACCAAAAGTATTAAAAATCAATTCCCAGGCCTTCGTTCCTGTTCTGGTGCTTCCGGTGGTTGTTCCTATAACCTGTGAAGAAGTCACAGTTCCGAAGTCTAATTTTTTATAGGTAAATTTCAGCACAAGGTCTTCAGCGGCCACAGCAGACAACGCAGTGAAATTTCCAAAGGCGTCCAGTGTGTAATCTGTATCTTTTACACCTGTCCAGGCGGTAGTTCCGTCGGTAAGGAAAATAGAAACGTTGCCTATTGGCGCAAACCCTAACTTCAGCTTACCTTCAGTTATGGTTTTAGATTCCAGACTAACGTTAGCTGTGTTGGTTGTGGAATTAAAAACATTCACAACAACAACGGTAGCCGCGCCCTGCTGAAATATAGCGTCCAACGCCTGCGGTATTGTAAAGCCCGGAAGCATCTGGCCGAATTGGGCTGCGTCAGTAGGTGATAGAACCAAAGTAGGCGTGTTTACCGGTCCCGCCGGTGATATGCCTACAAGGGCTATAACGGAAGACTTAACCACCTGGACAGCGCGCGGGCCTTGTTGAACTTCTATAGTTTCAACACCATGTAAATAGTTAACTGGCATAGCTTGTTAAATTTAGTTATCTACAGGCAGCGGAACTACTATCGTGTCGCCGTCCGGCCTGTCTATAAGAGTTACTTGTTTTAATAAAATAGATATGTCTTCAGTGTAGTTTTCTACTGCTAAAGATGTTGTTTTGAATACGGCCTGAAATTGCCAGACGTTGTCTTTTTTTACTGCTTCAGGCGAACCTAACAAATGATGTTTTACAGCCTGCATCCTATGGCAGTTAGTTGGCCTAAAGCCCAACAAAGCCTGTTTAAGTACAGCTAATAATCCATAAACGCCATTAGCACCGCGCAATAAGTTACACTCAATAAGCACAGCAATAAAAACGCTTTCCATTTGGCTTACTTGTGCTGTAGAATTTACGTTTTCATATTCAGAACCCGCATACATAACAGTGAATTGCGCTTTTGTCGGTTCTGGTTTTAATCTTTCGTTTTCTACTTCAGGCGTTTTAACAACCCTAACACCTACAGCCGCAAACGGGGCTAACCGATTAAGTACGTCGTTTTCTAATTGTTCGTAATTCATGGTATAGAAGGTTGCATGGTTGCTATATAAGTGTCGCCGTCTGATTTTGTGGTAACTTTTAGAACTACGTAATAGCCTTTACCTATCACTTCTACGTATTCAGGATTACCTGCGTCTACGCTTGTTTTTAAGCCCGGAAAACTGCTTACAAAATAATCCATATAAGGTTTTTCAGTATCAAAGTCTTCCAGTCCTGCCAGGTATTCTTTTTCCGAAGGGTCTTTAAACCCTACCCTTGCAGTATATGTTTCCCCAGAAGCGCCGGAAACCCAAACAGCGTCGTAACCAAAAAAATTAGTTATAGTTCTGTGTACGTTGCCTTTTAGCGCATCAAAAGGATTCATGTTATCGGGATAAAAGAACGTTTATAACAGTAGCGCCGTCAGCCGCCGCTTCATAGGCCACGCCGGCAAATGTGTTAGATGTTGCGGTACCTGTTATAGCGGATCCGTCAGCTAAAAGATATACTTTTTTGCCTACAGCAATAGCACCTGAAGCCACTTTAGGAAACGCATAAACGCCACACATGTTTATAATAGCTGTTTCGCCTTCAAGATATTTGCCTGAAGAAGCCCCCACGGTGTCGCCTACTGCTACCGGTTCGCCGGAATCATAGCCGCCTACTGGCGCAACCACGGCGATAGTTTCGCCTTTTGCTACAAAATTTTTCATTTATTATGTTTTTAAACGTGAATTTTTATTTAAAAAAGGGCGACCGTAGCCGCCCTGGTTATTTTTTATACAGACACTATGCCGGGGCAGCGCCGTTGTTCCTGAATAAACCGCGCCAGTCTATTGCTTTGGCAGCAAAAACCATACGGGCTTTAACTTCTATACCGTCGATATTGAAGCCTTCGCGCTGATCCATAAACAGTTCTTCTTCACCATCCAAAAAGGCGTACTCTACAGTATCTACAGCTTCAGGGCTTGCAGATAAGAACCATTTATAATCCGTTATGCGTGGATCAACAATGGTAGTCAATCCCCTTACAGCGGCTATAGAAATATCAGACTGCTTATTAGGTGTGTAATTAGCAGAAGTCATTTGTATGGCGGTAAATTCATTTTGCGGGCCTACAATAAGGAATTTAGGCGAAACGTTTATAAAGTCCCCTACATCGTCTTTTTGTGTCCTGAACTTCTGGAAAGCCACGTTAAGACTGGTAGGGCTAAGTGCAGTACCGGTGCTAATGTAGTTACCGTGGTCTACGTGGAACAAAGCTTTATTGTCATACATAACAGGGTTGTCGTTAAGTATGCTGTAAACAATATCAGATTGCTTAATAGCAGCCTTCGCAGCAAACGCCTGCGGAATTCTGTTAAACGCTGATAAATCGTCGTTTATAATAGCTTCCCAGGTAATACCTATGATCTTACCGAATTTAGCAAGCCTGTAACTAACGCCGTGTTCAGACATTGTACCGTATTTGTATTCCTGACCTTCCTTAACTTCGTCAAGATTGCCAAAAATACCGGTAAGCGCCACGCGTGTAACAGCCCTGAAGTCGTTTATTGTGGTGCGCCTGGCCCACGCCTGAAAGGTGCGTTCCTGTTGCAGGTACTGGGCTAAAAGTGTCCTTTGTATGGTGTCACCTAAAAGCAACGGAAAATCCGTAGTGTGGTGAAGCCCCCTTACTTTTTCACCCAAAGCCAGTTTTGCTATGTTACGCTGCGACATGCCGTGGGTGCGAACACCCGCACGGATCAAAGATTCTTCAGCCATTCTTAGAAGGGACATACCCTTAAAGTCTGAAGCAGCCCTAACGTTTTCTTCGCCCATAGCTGAAGCAGCACCTGGGTTTATCCTTAACAATAAGGCGTTAGACATTGCGGAACGGGTTTTTTCGCTATCCGTGTTCGGCTGTGCGGCCGACGGATGGGCGTTTACAGGGTTGCCTTTTTCCCATTCAGATAATGCGCGTTCACGGGCCACATTAACGTCTACCTTATCGTCATTGATAAGTGTTTCCGCGAACGTATCAGGTAGTTTTAAAGACCTGGTTACGCTGCGTATGGTTTCGATTCTTTGGCGTTCTTCAGCACGCGCCAACGAACGAGCCTGATCCAATCCTTCCGGTGTCGGTGCAGCCGGTGTTGTTGGTGGCGTTTTTACTTCTTCTGCCATTTCGTTATTATTAGAATTAGAATTATTTTCTTCGGTGTTTGGATCAGTATTTTCTACCGGCGCTGCCGGGGTTACGTCTTTTACTGTAACGTCGTGTTCTGATTTGTCTTCGGAACGAACACGGCTGTTTATGTCTGCCTGCACGGGAACAAAAGAAATTTCTGTGGGTTCCCAGTTGACGGCTTTATACGTAGGCAATTCAGAATCTACAGCGGAACGCGTCAGTTCATAGGCGTACACATCGTATCCGGCAGAAACGCCTGTAACTATGCCGTCGGCCACTTTATCCATTAATTCCGTATCGTCTTCTGATTGAGAAAACCTAACCCTGGCGCGGCAAACTCCATCCGCTACCCATGCGTCTTCTACGACGCCTACAACCATTTTACGGGTGGCGCCATATTTGTTATGGTTATCCAAAACAGGCGCGCCTGACTTAAGGCGGGTTAAATTAACGTGTGCAGGATCGCACGACAGAACTTCTTTGAACTGTCCTACTTCCCAGTCGTATGAACGAACTGGCGTTTCTGTGGCAAAAGTAACTTCTACCGTTCTTTTAGCCCTGTCAAAAGTAGCTATATCCAGTTTTGCCCTGGTATATTGCTTATGTACTTTTACTATTTCTTTAGCTTCTGCCATAGGACAAATATACTATTTTTTTGATTTAACAAATATTTTAAGCTAATTATTTATAAAGTTGATTGTTCCGCGCCGTTTTCAGTGGGTGTTTCTTCTACTTTAAGGGTTATAGGTGTCCTGAAACCGCCGGCTTTAGCCCATGCCTGTTCTACAGCTTCAGTCATTTCCGGAAGACCACCCAACGACCTGAAGTGTTCTTCGTCATTTTTTATAGGGGTTATAGCGCCTGCGCGAACAGCAACCCCGTAACTATCGACTATACGTTTTAATTCTTCGCTGCTACCCCCCCCCCGTTTTTGGCGGCGGTTTCAGTGGTAGCTTTTTCTATAATCCATTCCACTTCTATTCCTGCTTCAGTAAACATTTCTTTATCCCTTTTTATCTGGGCTAAAACAGCATCCGGGTTATAGCCCATTTGCTTACAGGCTTCAGTCCATGAAATAAGACCTGATTTTAATTTAAGAATCAAACCGTTTGTTTCTTTCACCGGATCCAACATTTCACGGCCTTGTGGCGTCCAGTCTGCCCAGAATTCGCGGGTTATAACGCCGTTTATCATAAGGCCTTCAATAAACCATTTCCAAACCGGTTTACAAAATTGCTGAATAAACATGTTGTGCTGCCAGTCTTCTACCTGCCTGTTTGCTTCTATCCATCCCATGCGGCCAGAACTGAAGTTAACATTACCCATGTCCCCGGTAAGCTGCTCATAAGTTATACCGTAGCCGGCAGCGTTTTTCTGTTGGTTTTTGGAAACATATTCGCTGTATGATTGTGGCGTAGGCGGGGTATTAAATGTTACTTCTTCGCCGGGCGCTAACCTGGTTATAAGCCCAGGTTCTAAATATTCATTACCGTTTTTACCTTCGCCGGTTTCGTCGTCAAGATCGTCGCCGTCTGGCGCGGGCTGTGTGGTGAATGCCACATGGGAAGCTGCTACTTTAGCAGACATTATAGCTGCGTCTTCGTAGTCTGCTAAATCCCGCATATTCAACATAGCGGGCGTGCCTGCCGGAATTCCGCGAACCTGTTCTGGAAAATCTTTATAGAAGACATGTATAACGTCTTCTTTAGAAACAAATTTCGGCGCAAGTCTTATCAGGTATTCATTTTTAGGGTCATACTCATACATCCAGTAGCCCACTTTACGTCCGCGGCTGTCGAATTCTACGCCCTGAACAACGTAATTGCCCTGCCTGTCGCTAAGTATTAAGCTGTTTTTTTGAATGTCTACCATTTGCGGCGCCATTACCTGAAGCTTAAAGGGAACGGGTTTGTTGGCTGCGTCGCGCTGCCTGACTACAAAAACTTCACCCTGCAAAAAAGTATTCCTTACGGATAAAGACTGAAGGCCGTAAAAATTAAAAACTTCGTCAAAATCACAGGATTCTACAAACAATTCCCATGAATTTTTAATTTTTTTTAATTCAAGCTTTGAAATATCTTTGTCGCCTGGTTTAGCTATAGGCGTTGGCATAATTCCAGTACCAACAACGTTATTTTGTATAGTTCTTATAGCCCGGAAGACATTTGAATTATTCTTATATCCGTCTATGGATCGTTCACGAAGTACTGTAGCTGAACGCTGTATATCCTGATTCTGGTTCTTATTTCCGCCTACAGCCCAACCGTCGCCACGTCTGGTTAATGTTGCGCCGTCGTAGCCCCTTACTTTGTCGTATTGCATACGTGAACGCACGCGTTCCAGTCCCGCTTTAGGTGAAAAAAACGCTATAGCTTTGTCTATTATATTTACCATGATCCGCGGCAGTTACGACGGCCCGTAAATGTTCCTTTTGAAAAAGAAGCGTATTTTCGGCCCTGATTTTTATTTGGGAATAGTTGTCTTTCCATTAAAGCCAAAATGCGTAACATGTCGTCTAAAGAACGATAAGTTACAGATTTATCGAAGTATTTAACTTCTAAAACACCCTGGGCAATGGCATCTTTTAAAGCATTATATTGATCTATTGTGTACATAAGACAAAGATGTATTATTTATTAAACGCCCTCTAAGTCTGGCGCAAAGTGTAGATTCTTTTAATTTCAATTTACCGGCAGCTTCTTTTATAGAATTGTAAATCTTTCCTGTTTTTGAATCTATAACTTTAGTTCCGTGCGAAATTTTTAAATTTTCTATATGCTTTTTAGAAAAAATAATACCTTTTCGAGATTCAGAAAGTAATCTTTTTGATTCTTCAGACATGAAACTTCCCTTTTGGGCATTAGATATTCTTAATTTCGTTTCTTCTGAAAGGGAATTATTTTTGCCCCGCCTCGCTTCTTTATTTTTTAATGATATTTTGTTTTTAGTATATTGTGATAGGTTACCAGATCTGTCAGAAGAAGCGGTTAGCCTACAATTAAGGCCGGATTTACTGCAAACATTGTAAACGTCCTGCCAGTGTCGTTCCCTGTCGTTTAATAGGGTTATATCACATTCTTCTAAAATCTCAAACACATGGTTTTCGGTACCGTATTTTATGAACGAACTGTGAAGCCGTCGCTGCTCTTTGCAGGCCTTTTTTTTATATTGTCTAAAACGAACAGGAATGTTCACGCTTTGCCCTATATACACACGGCCTTTAGGTGAGGTTATTTTATATATTCCTGTCATTGGTTTAATTTTTGGTAAATATATAAAAAAACCCGATATAAAATATATCGGGTTAATTTTAGCAGTTGTACCAAGCCAACAGCCAGACCAGTATAGCCATAAGCATAAGCGCTATTAAAGCCAGAAGTATACAGAATATGTTGGCCAATCTATTTATTTTACAGTATTGTTTGGGTGTCATAATTAATTAATTCTTTGTTTGATAAAAAATATTACTTCGTTCCAGTAGTTTTCATTTTGAGATCTTTCCAAACCGTTGCAAACTTCATTAGTCTGTTTTTTCACAACTTCCGCCGTAACCATAGCATGTTTGGCGCTGCCGTTGTGTTGCTCAATAATCCAAAGGGCTTTTGTGCGTGGTGCCATGGCTAAACGTTGTTTGTATTGTAAGCTTCCACTGCCTTAACAACGTCGTCACCTACGTATAGGCTTGTAATTGCCGCATCCTGTTTAACAGTGTTGCCGCCTGCAAGTTTTAAGGCTTCTATGTTAGTTCGGGCTACACAATAATTACGGTTTTTATTTACGAACATGTCTACACATTCTGAATCGTTGGATTTACCAAATAAACTACGTGTGCCGGTGTCGCTGTCTGCATTAATTTTGTCAAGCACATTGCTAACCATTATTTTTTCTGTACCAAAAATTTCTGATTTCATAATATTGTTTTTAAAGGGCGGTGTTAACCGCCCCGTGGTTAATTAATTTACAGCGTAATAGTCAGATGTTTTTAAAAACTGCTTCCAGTCGTTTTCAGTATTATTTTCGTTTTCTTCAAACTCTTGTTTTGAAAATTTTACTGTCCTGTACTTGGTATAAAACACCCCATTAACATAAGTTCTGATAGTAAAAGTCCTTGCTGATTGGTTAGCTGTTACTTTAAGTGTTTGGTTTGAAACTTGCATGGTTTTTATATTTTTGTTATTGTTATTATTTCTTCTACAAAGATACATATTAAATTTAATGTAGCAAATTTAATGTATTAAATATAATAATTATTTTGTTATAAATATAACAATTGTAATTTACCTGCGCTTACGGTCAAACCACCCGCCGCCGCGTCCTTTTTTTCCTGCCTGGGTAGCCGGGGCGGTAGGTACAGCTACTGGCGCAGCTTCTTTTTTTACTTTTGAATTTGATTTTACTTTTTCCCACATACCGTCTGTAAACCTATCCATACCAACAACCCAGGCCGCGGCCCGTGCGTAACAGCGAATATCTAAAGCTTCGTTTCGCTCAAACACTTTTACCCATTGCCATTCGTCGTAACCTTTAGCGTTTTTTTGCAGGCGGAGTTCTTCAGCAGTAAGCATTTTAAAATAGTACCGGTCCAGTGTATTAGGAAAATGACAGTAGCCTGGCGGAAAACCAGATTCAGAAGAATTTAAACGAAGGTTACTATACAGTTCTTCTTTAAGCATATAGGTATCTACCCCCCAGACTTTGGCGGATCCTATCTTTTTGCCGGCCTTCGTTATGGTAGTTATTTTTGGCATGTGTACCATTATACCGGTGTTTCGCTGTGGCAAACCCCTAACCGGTATTACTTTTGAATAACCGTGTTTTTTAGCGAAGTCGTAAACCTTTTGCGTGCGGTGTCCGCCGCTGTCTATTGCTACCTGTCGAATACTCATGTATGATCCATTAGCGCACAAATATTCAGCCCTTACAGCTTCGCTTAGTTGCGCCCATACTTCGTTATTTGCGGTATCACCTACCAAAACTTTATATTCTATATCCCATGATTCACGGCCTTTACCCCAACCCACTACAGTATATTCTAAACGGTCGTTCTGGGTATCAACACCCATAGTTAAAAAATATACACCTTCCGGCACCTGGGCAGGGTATTCTTCCCGGCGGTCATATAGTGCGTCCTGATCCGGTACTTCTGCTTTAACTTTGTAGGTTTCTCCCAGTACTGTATTTACAAACGTCTGCATTAAAAATTCGTCGCCTTCAGCTTTCAGGTAATCCCTTACGGCGTCTTCCCATGAGTAGAAACCAAAGGGGGAATAAAGCCCGGACAGGTGAAACGATATTTTTTTAGGGTTGCTGCTTTTTTTTGTGGCCACCCATTCAGCTTTACCGTTTTTACTGTAGCCTTTTTCGGCAAACATTTTTGTTTTGTGTCGTTCTTCGTGTAAATACCCACATTCAGGGCAGGCGCAGCGAACCGTTTCCGGCTGCCCTTCGTTCCAGGTTAAGCAGGCCCAGGTTATTAAAAACAGGTCGCCGCAGCCCAGGCAAAGAACGTTGTAATATTCCATGTCGCCGTCCCTGAATTCTTTATCTATAACAGATTCGCCTTCAAGTGTTGGAGTAGAAACAAGGATTATTTTTTTGTTCTGAAACGTTCTGGCCCTGGCCCTGGCTAATTCCACAGGTGAACCTTCGTCGCCGGCAGACAGCGGAAACCTGTCTACTTCGTCCATTAGTATTTTGCCTACTGGTGTACTGGATAATCCCACCGGTGAATCATGGGATATAGAATATAAAGTTTTGGTAGGTGATACCGCAAATAACGAAGTATGGGCGCAACTAAGCGAAGCTGTAAGGGCTGAATATTTGTGCGCTAATGGA